CACCTTCACTCCCTTATAAGTGAATGTCGTTGTTTGCACTTATGTCAATGAGACACAAGCCCTTAGGATTTTGAATCTTGAGGGTTTTTTTATATGCTTTCCTAAACACAGATTAGGAGAGTTTATGACAGAGGTGGACCTAGCACGATTCGATTTTATTACTTCCAAAAAAATTAGGAAAATCCTCACTGAAGAAGATCCTGACATTGCTCTACTTCCCGACCATGAAGTTGAAAACGGTGCTAAACCCAATGCTAATCTGTGGGAACTTAGGGCTCGTCTCTGGATTCTAATTGATCAACGTCTTGCTCTGAAAGATAAGTATGGTGAATGTGACCCACTTGGAGAACCAGAAATCCGGGAAGGTATTTGCCAGAAATCTCAATTCCACAGAATCCTCAACGACCCATTCCGTGCTGCATTCCTAGCCCGTCCCCTAGCATCTCCTGAAGCCAGACTTGAAGACCAAGTGCGTGCTGCAAATGCCCGTGTGATGGAAGTCCTAGCTATGCCCATGAAGAATGCTGAAGGTCTGCCAGATAAACAGATTATGAAGATGGTACTTGACACTGCCAAGATGGTGCTTGATCGTAAATACGGTACAGCAATACAACGGACAGAAACTTTGGCTAGGGTGTCACACGAGACTCCTATGGTTCATGACGTTTCTGTCATCGATCAAGACATCGAGGCGCTTAGTGAAAAAACAGCCCATGCAGCAGAGCTTATTATCGAGGGTGAAGAGGAAGGAGGAACTTCAACGTAAACTGGCTTACATGAAAAAATACCCGTGGATTCTTAACAAAGACTTCACAGCATGTAACCAGCACAAGCTTTATCCTTGGCAGCAGGAATTTCTCAAAACTCGTGAACGTCTAGCCTTTGTCACAGCAGCAAACCAGATAGGTAAGTCGTCAGCTCAAATACTTAAGGTTCTCAACTTATCCTGGAGACCGGAGCTGTGGCCTATCTACTTTGGAAAGAAAACCCCTCGATTATTTATCTACCTCTATCCCGATAAAGATACTGCTACAGATGAGTTCCTGACCAAGTGGAAACCCTACATGACAACAGATCCTGACGATCCACAGTATGGGTATAAAGCCGAGTTTGATCAGAAGAAGATTAAGAGGATTGTCTTTACTACGGGTGTGACATTAACCTTTAAGTTTTATTCTCAGTCGGCATCTAACCTACAGGCAAACACAGCAGACCTTGTGGCAATGGATGAAGAGTGTCCTCAGGCAATCTGGGATGAACTAATGGTTCGTACTCAGTCTACTCGCATGGCTGGCTCTGGTCTGGTCTCTATGGTGTTTACCGCAACACTTGGTCAGGCTTATCTATTCGATACTATGGAGCGTAGGGGTACACCTCAGGAGAAGTTCAAGAATGCCTTTAAAAATCAGATATCACTTTATGATTGCCTAACCTTTGCCGATGGTTCTCCTAACCCGAACCTTACCGTAAAGAAAATTGAAGAGGAGATTATCCCTACCTACAGTTCGCAAAACGAGATCGATAAAAGGGTATTCGGTAGGTTTGTAAAGGACAGTGGACTTCTCTTTTATTTCAATGAGGATCTAAACACGGAGCCTTATGATTGGGAGATGGTAAAGGATTGGATGTTTTTTACTGGAGTCGATTTCGGTTCAGGTGGTCAGTGGGGACATTCCTCGGCAATCTCTCTTGTAGCTATAGATCCTTCCTGGTCTCAGGTTCGTCTCGTTAAAAGCTACCATTCTCAAAAGCTACGTATGACCCAAGGTGATCTCCTGGAGACGTTCAAGAAGAGGTTTCGTAAGTACAATGCCACTAACTATTTTGATGGTGCTGCTGTTGATTTTGGTCAATTAGCCGATCGTGAAGCTGTCCCTTTTCTTCCTGCTGAGAAGTCTCATGAGATAGGTGTTGGGCTCTTAAACTCACTTTTCAAAACTGGTCAGCTAAAAATATTTACGGGTCACGAGGCTGGAGACAACCAGATCATAGTTCAAGAGCTAATGCAGGTAGACTCAGATACTCCAAAGAAGAACAGAGTTGACGATGGTGCTGACTCCCTCAGATATGCCATAGCCGCTCAAGCCGTACGTATCACGCCACTCAAATCTATCAGTCAAGTTAAGAAGGAGAAAATAAAGCATCCACGAATGAGATTCTATATGGGACTAGACAAGGACGATCAGGAACAAACCGATCTAGCAGATTCAATGGAACAGTTAATTTCAGAGGCTGTCTCAATGTTTGAGGAGTATGGACTATGACGAAAGGGTTTACGTCAAAAGATATCGTGTCTATAATAGCCGCATGTCACAAAAACAGGGTTAAGAATTTGAAGTGGGGGGATCTCTCTCTGGATTTCGATCTAGGTGAGTCTGAGCAGATGGATGGGTTTATACACCACTCTCCAAATCTACACGAACCTGAATCACGTGACATAGAAGAAACCCTCAAGGATGAGGACCCTCTCGTTGACTCGATGACTAAGCATCTTCTTTTGATGGAAGACCCATTGGAATTCGAGAGGCAGATGATGGAAGATCTCAAGGAGACTGAGAGTGCCACTATCCCTCAACAAACTAAACAAGATGTATACGGACGCTGATGGTTCGCTTAATTCCCATTTTGCAGAAATCCGCTCCAACATCCTGTTAGACACTGGCTTCCATCACCCACGATATGACCGATACGGCAATAACAGATCTCCTATGTGGAGAGATAAAGGCAACCGTTCCTCGGTCATACGAATCACAAAAAACCACATCCAGTACATTACAAAATACATACGTAACTCAATTCAAAACAGGGCTCCAGGTGGTCAAATACTTCCTCGAAACAGAAGAGAGCTAAAGGACAATAAGTCTGCACAGCTTAATTCCAGTGTTTGGGAATGGCACAAGGAGGTTTCTGAGTTTGATCAATTCCTATCTGACTGCATCCATTCTTTTGTTGTTAGTGGTGAATTATACGCAAAGGTGTTTTGGGACCCCAACCAAGGTCCGGTAATTGGCACTGTGATCAAGGAAGAGTTTGACGAGGAGACTGGTGAGGTTTCCATTGTTGAGGTTCCTCTTCGTGAAGGTCGTCTAGTTAATGAGGTTATTCCTGCCTACAACATGCTCACTGATCCCGATGCTAATTGTCTTAGAGAAGTCAAGTGGCACATGATTAGAAAGCATCTAGCTCGTGAAGAACTTGAGGACAGGTATAAGGGTGATGAGAGAAAGCTTGAGATAATCCGAAAGTCAGGTGGTCAGGACTATAAATGGTTCAATGGCGTCACGGGTATCTATAATGATATGAAAGACTCGGTTCAAATCAGAGAAACCTACATCAAACCCAATAACGACTATCCCAACGGATATTTCTACATCAGCACTGACGCTGGTATCCTAGAAGATGGTGAACTGCCTGACGGGTATCCTATCTTTACCTCTGTATTTGATGAGTCTCCATCTAACCCACGTGGTTATTCGATGATCAAACAGGCTCGTCCATTTCAGGCTGAAATTAATAGGTGTGCTGCTGCTGTTATCACTGAGTCCATAGTATTGGGACATTCGACAGTAATCTATCAAGCAGGTAGTAAGCTATCTACAAGTTCCATAGGTAATGGGTTAAAGGGTCTTCAATATTCATCAGCAAAGCCTGACGTAATTCCTGGAAGATCGGGTGAACAATACATTGACTATATGCTTCAGCAAATAAGCGAGATGTACCGTATATGTAATGTTCCTGAGATTAACCAAGATAAGCAAAAGTCTGCATCAAACAACGATGCCCAGGCAATGCTATTTAGGTCTATGAGGGACAAGCTAAGGTTTTCCCTTTATGCAGAGAAGATTGAAAAGTTCATTATCAAAATTATGGGCTACTCTCTGGATACGTTAAGGATGAGGCTACCTGATCAGGTTCTAATTCCTGTGGTTGGTAAGGACGAGGGAGTTAATATTCCTGAATTCAAAAACACCACACCACAAAGCTACCAGATATCTATCAAGCCAAGGACCGATGACTTTACTTCAATGATGGGTAAATCCCTTCAGCTACAACAAGTGATGCAGTACATGGGTTCTCAGTTATCTCCTGATCAAATGGCGAGTCTTGCTAGAGAACTACCATTCCTTGACGACACTTCAGCATTTAATGATTTGGCAATTTACAAAGACCAAGCAGATTCCGTGATTCTAGGACTTGACCGTGGTGAAGATCCATTCTTCTTCTCTCAGTCTAATCATGCCTACATGATCCAGCGTCTCACCAAACGTATGAACGAGAACGATTTCCCGACTCTTAATCCTGAGATCCAAATTAGATACCAGGAGAGAATAGATATGCACGCACAGTTCGAGGCACAGCAGAACAAGGAAGCACAACTAGCAACGTCTGGCTACATTCCAACCTCTGGAGGTCTCACCAAATGCGACGTGTACATAACTAAAGAGGACGGGAAACAAGAAAGACTCGTGGTTCCAACAGATGCCCTAGAGTGGCTACAAGACAAACTGATTCAGCAGGGAACTAATGTCGAGCGTCTACAAAATCTAGATCCATACGGCCAAGCACAGGTCGGACAACAAGTAGCACAGCAAATGGGACCCAGCCAGGACCCATCTAACGTAATACCGATGGAAGGATTTTTATGATCACTGAAGAGACTACACAAGACATTAATGAAGTTCCCGATGCTCCTGAGCCACAAGAAGAGGTGCAGGTAGAAGAACAAGTAGAGGAACCAGAAACCCCAGCCTATGAGCCTAACTATAAGTATAGCTTTAAGTCTGAGGAAAGAGAGTTTGATGAGCGTCTACGTGGTGTCATCACTAGTAAAGAAAATGAAGAGTATATTCGTGATCTCGTAACTAAGGCAGAAGGTCTAGATTCCTATAAGTCAAAGCTCTCCGAAAAAGAGCAATCCTTTAGTGACCTAGAGGGACGTTATAGTGAAGCTGAAGCTAATGCTAGAAAATATGAAACCGGGTTTGAAAGACTCGAACAACTTAAGAACTCTGATCTGTCTAGCTTTGCAAGGGCTTGGGGGATTAGTGACCAGCAGATTTTTGATTTAGCTAGAGGGCTCTTAGATGAGAACCCACAGGCAAAAGCACAGAGAGATAGCCAGTTCAACAGCATTGTTCAAAGTTGGCAACAGCACGATCAGCAGGTTCAGCAACAGGCTATGGCTCAACAGGAAAGTGCTCGTCTTCACGACATGGAGATGCAGATAGCTTTTCAAGACCCTAAGGTTTCCGAATTCCAACGAGCGTACGACATGCGCAAAGGAAAAGAAGGAGCCTTCAGAGAGATGGTAAATACTTATGGTTCTAGTAAATGGAATCAGGGTGTCCAGCTCAGACCAAGCGATTGTGTGAAAGCAGTCATGGATGAATTCGGTGTTTTTATAGCACCAGAGAACCCCACTCAGCCGAAAGCTGTTACTCAAGGGACCGCAAATCCTCTTCCAAATATGGGTTCAGGGAAAACTGGTTCGCCAGTCTCCAAAAAACTTTCGTGGATGGATTTGAAACAACGGGCAAGCATTTTATAGCTTCCCATAACTTTGAGGTTTTATAATGGCTACTACTAAGGCTAATACCTTTGGTGACATGCTCAATGAGTATCTTGTTTATGATTTGCTTGAAGAAGCTTTTAAAGAACAGAATTGGCTTTGGTCAAATTGTAATGTTAAGAAAACTTGGGACGGTGGAACCCTGATTGTTCCATTCCAAGATCACACAGCAAATAGTATCCGTATGGGTGCCCTTACTGCTGAAGCTGATCTTAATACTGCTGGATATGTTCGTGGTTCTGTGGCTGGCTATAAAGAGGCTTACGGCTCTATCTACTTCAACTCTCGTGACCTTTTGGATCATGGAAAAGTAAGTGAGCAAAACTTTATTCGCCTACTACCTACACAGCTAGATCAACTCATGAAGTACATGAGACAAACAGTATCTATTCAAATCCTAAACGGTGGAGCACTTGATAGTGTTGCTACTGGATGGGCTGGTGGTGCTGCTGGTACTGTGGATGCTCTACACCCGGAAAGATTCTCTCGTACTCAGTTTGTTAAGCTAGTTGATACTACTGGACCAACCACTGCTACTGGTTACATCAGAACTATCGATAAGAGTACTGGTGAGCTAACAATCTATGATGCAGTAACTGGTGGTTCTTTGGTTGACCTAACTGGTCTTGACGATACTACTAAGATCTACATCCGAGATGCTGACACTACTCAGTTCAACTCCCTGAAGAATGATCTTCTACTTGCTGCTAACGGTGGTTCTGATACCTTCGCTGGTGTCAACAAACTAGATAGCACTTTCTCTCAAGCCATTCAGTACGATGCTGGTGGTGCAACGGGAACTGGTCCTGACTGGAACTCTGGAACTGCTGTTACTGGTTCTGACATCCTAACCCTTGTCTTCGATGCATTAAGAAAGAACTACCAAAGAGGTGGATCTGCTAACCTAGCAATCATGTCCTTCAAGCACTTCTCTGCTGCGATGTTGGCCTTGGAAAAAGGTAGTGGTGGATTCAGGCACGTTAAGCCTTCTGTGAACTTTGCAGGATACTCTGAGATTGAAGTAGGTGGTGTTCAAGGTAGCATCAAGCTTCTAGGAATCAGAGAAATGGACGAT